TTAGCGTTCTTTATGGCCAGCATGGGGCTGGCCGGTCGCGGCGTCGAGATAAATCCGCACCACCCGCCCGTCGCGGCGCAGCAGGCTGATCTCATAGACCAGCTCGTCATGGTCGCGGCAGAGCCTGGCGTTGATCGGCTCGGCATGAGCGGCCAGGCTCGCGGCCTGCATCAGCGCGAAAGGATCGCCGAGCCGCCGATCCGCGATGAGATGGCGTGTTTCGGCGATCGGCAGGCACCGCAACGCCGGCCCGTCCCCGGCCCAGGCGAGCGCAGATGACGGAATGGCGACCATGAGCGCCAATATTTTCGACAAGGTCCGACGCATTCTCGGCTTTTCCCCGCCAACTCTATGCGATGCGCCTGCTGAACGCCGAGTGAACGCCGCATAGGACGGCGTCGGAAACCCCTCCGACGCCGCCCGAAGCGCGTCAGTCCGGCTTTTTCTCGGGGATCACGACCGCGACCAGACCGGCGGCGGCGGCTCCGACCGCCAGCAGGCTATCGCCGAGCGCTCCCGGCGCGAGCGAATGCACCACCGCGGCCAGGACGCCGGTCCCGGCCCAGGTGCTCGGCTCCTCCGCGCGCGCGAGCAGCCAGCCGTAAGCCGAAGGAAAAGAAAGACCCATGAGCATCGTCCTTTCGTCTGGCCGGGAGACCGCCCGGCGCGGCTCGTGACGCGCGACGCGGCGCCGCGCGACGATCACGGATAGAGCGCGAACGGCAGCTGATAGTGCGGCCCGTCCTTCAGCGTGCGCCAATCGCCGCCCCATTCGACCGTCACATGCTCGGCCTGCGCGGCCGCCTTCATCGCACGCGCGATCGGATAGATCTGCGGCCACGACCATTGCGGCCGCCCCTCGACCAGCGGAACGAGATCGACCGCATGTCCAATGAGACCGAATTTCGGGTCCAGCGTCGGCACATGCCGACAGCGGAAGGGGTTCTTCAAAGCAGACGCCCCCCGCGCGATCAGCGTGCGCTCACGCGCGATCGTGCGCACGCCTTCGAAGACGACGAATGTCTGCTCGCAGCGCGCGGCGGCGGCTCGCACCACGCGCACGAGATCGGGATGGACGCCCGAGAGCTTTTCCTTCGAGCTTTCGTCCAAAGCAAAGCCGGCGCGCGGCGCATGGCGCGCCGCGACCTTGGTGTCGATCATGACGAAGGTCCTTTCATTCGAGAAAAAGCCACGAAAGCACGCGGCGTCAGACGGGCCATCCCGTCTCGATGTCGATCGCCGCGAGCGCGCCGATCTCGGACGCCGCATCGATCGCCGCGACGAGCGTCGCCTCGCGATCGAAGCAGCCTTGCACATGGGCGCGCACGCCCTGCGCCACGGCGATCAAAGTCGCATGGTCGAAGCTCGCAAAGGAGCCGTCCGCGAGCTTCCAATTCACCGCGTAATTATTATCCAGCACGCTGGCGACGACGGCGGCGGTGAGCTTCGCCTGCGTCTTCTCGTCGGTCGGCAGGCGCATGCCGTCGACGACTGCCCCCGCCGTCTCGGCGCGCCAGCGGCGCTCGGCCAGCGCGGCGAGCTTTGCGGACTTGGCTTGACCGAGCGTCGGCGCCGGGAGCGGCGTCGGCGAATTGCCGGCGGCGAGCCATTCGCGATAGGCGAGGCCGTCGGCGCTGCCGGATTCGATGGGTATGACAGCGCCATCGATGTCGCGCCGCACGAGATTTTCCTTCAGCGCCGAATATCCCATTTCATAGCTCCGAAATCGCAAATAGCCGCCCGTTGGCGGTAATAGCGCAGGGCTCGCCTGCGCTGCCGGATGATGTCGTCACATCGAGGTATCCGCCCGTATTGTCTGTGGCGACGGCGTCGATCGATGAGATGTTGTGAAAAGTTATGCCAAACTGGACCATCATCCCTGTGCCGATGACGAGCAACGCCGTCGGCGTGGAATACATGGGCACGACATAGCGGCCGGCTACCGTCGCCACGGTACTCGATCCACCGCGCCATGCGCCGACCCATCCGACGATCCGCTGGATGTAGCGCTGGCACAGTATCCATTCGACGCTGAACGGCCGCCGCTCGAAATCCGTCGCATAAACGCCCGGCTCCAATTGCGGCCGCAACAACGTCCCGCTCGAAACCTCGATATTGGTCTGCGCATTCGCCGTCAGACCGGAAACGAGAAGCGGCGCGCCTCGCGACGCCGTCGCATAAGAGCCCGAGCCCGCATAGCCTGTCCCTTGCCAGACGCGCGCCTGCGCGGTTCCGTCATGCGCCAGCGCATAAGTCCCGCCTTCGATCAGCGCCGCTTCGATCGGCAGGATCAAGGAGCCGGCGGAAATCGACAGACTCGTATCGATCCCGCTCGTCGAGAATGTGTAGGTCGCGCCGGAGGCGCCGGCCTTCACGCCGTCGTGGCCATAGACGCCGGCGGCGAGCGTCACGGTTCCCGAAACGCCGCGCTGATTGATTGCGAAATCTGCGTTGCGCAGGCGGTTGCGAAACGCCGACGGCGCGCCATCGCCCATCCCGCTCGGAAAGGCGACGCGGCCTGTCGATCGGTCGACGATGAGCGCCTCGCGCCATGTCGTCCCATCGGCGGAGACCTTCACATGGAAATCGTCGTCGCCGATGAGGCCCGTTTCCGCACGACCTGACCAATTGGATTGATAGAGTTGCGAGACCGTATTGCCAGCGGCTTCCTTCTCGAGCGCGACGCGCAGATCACCTGCGCCGCCCTCGGCGATGGTTCGCGCCGCAAACAGAGCCGCATTGGCTTTGACCGAGAGCGGATTGGCCGCATCCGCCGTCGTTCCGAGCCCGAGCAGCGAGAGATTTTGGAACTCGCGCAGAGCGAGGCCCGCGTCGACCCAGGCCGAACCATCGTATACCAACGTGGCCTGCTCCGCCGCCACATAGGCGAGCCATCCGGCATTGGGCGCGAGGAACAGCCAGGCGCCGGCGAGGCGAAGCGCGATATTCTGCTCCTTGCCCGCGAAGGCGCCTGTCGCCGCCGCGGCGACGAGATAGCGATCGCCTTCGGCGGGCGAAGCGGGAGACGAAGCGCGACGCTCGATGACGGAAAGCTGCGTCATCGCATCGAGCAGCTGCAGCGCCTCATTGTGCGTCACATGCTTTTGCGCCTGCGCCGCATCGATGCAGGGCAGAGCGAGATGAATCGTATCGGTCATGGAAGCTCACTCGATGGGAAGCGTCGCGGCGAGCGGAAAGCCCCGCCCGACGCGCGCGCCGATTTGAAATATCTGAACTGCGAGGCTCGTCTGCGGAGCGCCGAAATCGGCGAGCTCGTCACTCGCCGCATAGAGCGCGCTATTGGTCGCCGCGCTCAGCGCGCGCGCGCCGCCGCCCGGAAGCGCCACGACGATCTCATAGGCTTCGCTCGCCTCGCCGAGTGGAATGTCGAAGGACTCCCATGCGTCCGCATCGATGCGCCCCCGTCGCGTGAATGAAATCGCCACCCCCTCCGCCGTCCGACGCGCGCGGGCGCGAGTCGGCGAATAGGGCAGCAACGCCTTGCGCGTCGCGGCCACCTCGAGCTCGACATAGGTCGGATCGTCATGCCCGCGATCGGCCGGCCCGACGCGATAGATCCGCGCCGACTCGATCTCCGCGACATCGACGGCCAGCGGCGCGATCGCATCGTCGAGCAGCACGACGATCGCCCCCGCCGCCACGCTGCGCGAAGCGAGCGCGTCTTCACCGCCGATTCCACGCAGCAAGCGCGACAAGCGATAGGTGTTGGTCGCGACGAGCTCCGCGCGTGTGAAGGCGAAAATCTCCCAGGCGCCGTCCTCCCCCCGTATCGCCATCGCCGAGCGCAGCGCGAAAGCGCTGGAATCGTCCACAGACGCGAGCCCGCCAGACCCGAGCTTCACAGTGACGCTGGCGCCGCGATCGAAGCGCCCGAGCGGCCCGGGCGCGAGCGCGTCCAGCGTCTGGCCGATCGTCGCGCGCTTCTCGATCAGACCGATCGACTCGAAAGACGACCCGATCTTGCGCCAGATCGCGAGCGCGCCCGGCCAAGGATCGGCGAAGCCCGCGATACGCGACAACGTCGTCTCGCCGTCCTTGGCGATCGCGAGATCGAGCACGACGACCCGTGGCGGACCGATCACGCCGGGCGAAGCGAGCGCTCGCCGCGGGACCGCGCGCGCCCCGACGTCATAAACGCCGGGATCGACGGCTCGCGCCTCGATCTCACGCACGGCGCCATCGGTGATCTGCGTGATCTGCAGCAAACGCCCCGGAGCATTCGCCAGCGTGACGATATCGCCCGCCTCCAACGTCACGAGCCCGGGCCGCACAGAAAATCGCGCCGTCTCGCGTCCCACCCAAATATCTTGCAGCCAGACGTCGGCCAAACGCTGCGCATAGGCGCGCCCCGTCATCACCGCCGCCTGCGCCTCGCTGCGTCGTGACGAATAGCCTTCGAGCCGCCGCGACAGCACGCGGCCCGTGCGATAGTCGAACTCCGAATCGCAAAAGGACAATGCGATCTCATGCGGCAGATCGCTCTCCTGAGCGCGCCGCAGCTCGACCAGCGTTCCGTCCTTGCCGGGAACGAGATCGTCGTCGCCGATCTCCCACACGCTCTTCGACGCATGCCAGACGAAGCGCAGCGCGCCGCCGGAAACGACCGCGTCGAAGCCGAACAGAGAAGCGAGCGGATCGATCGCCTCACGCGGCGACATGGCGCTGTCGAGAACGTAGCCGTCGACGAAGCCTATGATCGCCGGACGTTCGACGACGAGCGCGCTCGTCGTGATCGTGGAAGCCAGCGTCGCGACCAGACGATCGAGAGGCGCGCCCTCGAGCCGACCGTTCAGCCAGTGTCCCGTCTCCCAATTCGCCGCGTCGGCCCACACATCCGAACAACCGGGAAAGGCGGGAAACGGCCGCGCATCCCAGCACCAGACATGGATGCGCGAAGCATCGACCATGCGCCCGCCATAGACGACCGAGACCGGATTGCGCGCATCGCCCCCAGCCGCCATCGGATCGAAATGCGCGATCATCGCCTCCAGGAAGCGCGCCTGCATCAGATCGTCGCGTCCGCCGCGCGAGAAATGCGGCAAGCCGCCCTCCGACGAATGCGCATCGGGGAACACATTGGGCGCATTGGCGCCGCGATCGACGGCCGGACAGCCTGTCTCGACGATCCATATCGGCTTGCCCTGCGGCGTCCAACCGGTCGCCGCGTCCAGCTCCGCGCCGCCGACACGCTCGTAATGCGCATTGGACCACCAGGCGACGAGATCCTTGACGCGGAACGTCCACGGCTTGCCGAGCGCATCGCCGATCGGCGTGCGCGTCTGCGAACGCCGATCCGCGTCGCTCGCATAGAACCAATCGAAACCCTCGCCCCCGCCGACCCGCGCCGCGAGATAATCGACGTCATGGACGCTCGATGCGATCTGCGCATCGAGATGATCGGCGCCGTCCCGCCAATCGGACAGCGGCCAATAAACATCGATCCCGACGAAATCGATCGCCGCCGACCCCCACAGCGAATCGAGCGGAAAGCGAAGCTCCCCGGCCGTCGGAACATGCGCGCCATATTCCGTCCAATCCGCGGCGTAGCCGATCTTCGTTCCGCTCGAAAGCGCGAGCTTCACCTCCGCAGCGAGCGACTCCAATGCAGCGACGGCCGGATAGACGCCCGCAGCCGAGCGAATGCGCGTCAAATCCACCAGCTCCGAGCCGATGAGAAAAGCGTCGACGCCGCCTGCCGCCACGCAAAGATCCGCATAATGCAGAATGAACCCGCGATATTGCGTGAAGAAGGCCGCGACCTGAGCGGCCGCTTCACTGGTTCCGTCAACCGTGCCGGCGCGTCCGGGCGCAGGATCGCAAGCAATGCGTCCGCGCCAGGGAAACGCGGGCTGCCCGATTGTCCCCGTATGAGGATCGGGCAGAGAATTGCCCGGCGGCACATCCATCATCAAGAAAGGATAGAAGACGACCGACAGACCGCGCGCACGCAAATCCACGATCGCCGCGCGCACGGAAGCGTCGCTGGGCGTGCCGCCGAAGGCCGCGCGCCCAGCGATTTGCGACACCAGACGCGCCGACGCGCGGCTCAATCCCGCGACCGACCAATCCGCCGGCCAATAGGGACTGTAAATATAGTCGAATTCGCCGATCGTCTTGAAGGTCGCGTCGACGCGCGGCTCTATGGCGCAATGGCCAGCGCGCAAATCGTCGCCGAACCAGGCCACGACTAGCGCGACACTCTCCAGATTCGGACACAGCGCTTGCAGCGCGTCGATCGAAGCGGTCCAATCGCTCGCCGCGGTCAGCTGATGCCGGTTCTCCGCGCCGGTCACGCCGGGCGAGTAGAAGTTCAATTGCAACGAAGGCTGATAGCCAGCCTCCGTGGCGCCGGGAATGAGGTCGATCGCGCGGATCGACTGGCCCAATCCCGCGATCGGCCGCGTCACCTCGAATGTGAATTGCGGAATGCGATTGCCGAAGGCCGCCAGCGCCAATTGCTCGAACACGATATAGGCGAGCCCACGATAGGCCGGCGCATTCTCGGCGCCCTCCTTGGCGACGATCAAAGGATCGGGAAGCTGCTCCTCATCGCCTTTGTAGATGCGAATCGGCAGGCTCGTCATGTCGAGCTCATTGCCATCCGCAAAAATGCGCCGCACGAAAGCGATCGGCCCCTCGCAGAGGCCGATCGCGAAATTGGCGTAATAGGCATAGGAGACATTGACCGTCTGCGCCGAACCGCCGCCGCCCTTGCCGGCATTGCTCGCGCCGCCGTCGAGCGAGACATTCGTCTGCTCGAGGAAGCGCGTCGCCCAGATCATCTGCCCACCGATGCGCGCGCGGCCATAGACGCGCGGAATCGCAGCGCCCTCCGTGGAGGCGACGCCGTCCATCGCCTTAAGGCGCGGTCCGACTTCGTAGCGCGTCGACGCGCGCGGCTGCAGCGCGGCGTCGACGAGGGCGCCGCCGACGCCGGCGAAGACATTGCCGAGAATCGACCCGACTGGTCCGATCGCAGCGCCCGCCGTCTGCAATAAAAGTGTGGCCATCTGGTCCTCGAAACGTCAGTCCGTCACATCGGGAAAGGCGAAAGCGCCGGCCAATTTTCTGCGCCACGATCCGATGGGCGCCTCGACGACACAGGCGCCGCCATGCGCATGGACCATATGCGTGGCGCTGGTCGCTATGCCGAGGTGCTTTGCCGGCGCATGGTCGCGGAACCGAAACAACAGCACATCGCCGGCGCAAAACGCATCCTGCTCGACGCGCGCGAAATGCCGATGCGCAGCGAGAGCCAGCGTCTCCACGCCCTGCGTCTCCGCCCAATCCGGCGAATAGGGCGGCGCCTCCTCGGGTTCCGGCCCGACGAGCGCACGCCACACGCCGCGCACCAGGCCGAGACAATCGCAGCCGACATGAAGCAGCGACGCCTGATGCCGATACGGCGTGCCGATCCACCGCCGCCCCTCGGCGACGATCGCCACACGCGCGAGCCCCCTCATCGAAAGAAGCTCCCGCCATCCATCGTCGGCGCGAGCGCGCTCGGATAGGAAATGACGACATCATTGCCGGGCATATGCGGAAACCCGCGAAAATTCACAATATTCGAAAATTTGCTTTCGCAGCTCGCCGAGCTCTTGTCGCATCCGGCGACCAGCGCGACGGACTCTCCGGCAACGATAGCGCCCGCGGGCTGCGACCACAAAGCGAGACTCGCGTTTTCATCCGAACGCCGATGCGATTTGACCGTCGCGCGCACGCCCTCATTGGCGCCGCTGGCAAATGTCAGCGATCCGCCAGTGAAAAAACCGTCACCGAAATCGCCGGCCAGAGCCACGGTGATCGCGCCCTGTGAGACCGCGAGCACGACGCCCGTCGTGTGAAAGACCGCGGCGCCGAGCTCCACCTTGCAACGCGCGTCGCCGAGATCCGCCGAGCAGCCGCGCTGAAAGCTGTCGCCACGCGTCTCGTCGAAAAGATGCGCGAGCGAACGCAGCTCCGCGCGAAAAGCGAACTCACCATGCGTCACCTCGCCGATCGTCGTCGCGTCGACGAGCAGGCGATTGTCGACATCGGACCAATCGACGAGCCATATCTCGACGCCGGCGCCGTCATAGAGACCATCGGCGAGATCACGTTCCGCAAGGCCGTCCGCTTGCAGCGCGCCGATCACCTCGCCGCTTCCGACAGCGAGGCCGACACTCGCCTCGATCTGCGTGGCCGTGAACCCCGATGCCGCGCGATAGGTCACGCCGGCGAAAGCGAGGTCGCAGTCATGATCGGTAAATCCCATAATCGTCCCATCCTTGCGCGCGAGCCGCCAGCAGTTGCACAAGGTCGACGTGCGAGCGTCGAGACGCTCCCGCATAGGCGTAGACACAGAGCGCATCGGCTTTCTCCTTCACGGAATGATTTCGATGATCGGGATTTTCGGAATCGCTCCGGCCTCGAAGGACGACACATCGATTTCGAGATAATCCGTGTCGAAGCGCGCGGGCACATCGAAGAGAAATCCGGCGGTCACCGCCGCCGCGCTCGCTGGCGCGCAGGACGCCGCGAAGCTCACCACGCCGGTCGTCGCCTCGACGTCGAAATGCACGCCTCTCGTCTTTTCCACTCCGTCGATGGCCACGCGCACGGTCTCTGCGACCGGCTTGACGATGACGCGCGAATAGGGCGCAAAGCTCCCGCCATAGGTCTTGAGCAACGCAAACTGCAAGCGCGCGCCATCGCCTCGGCCGAGCGCTTGATCGAGCGGCGACGGAGCGCCGCCGAGCCGCGCGGAGGAGCAATCGGCGCGATCGCGCCAGCGAAAGCCGAACAGCCGCCCGCGCCTCTCCTCGAAAAATTCGATGACCGCGGCGAGCTGCGCGAGAGATTTCACGCCATAGCCCGCTTCATAGCGCCGACGCGAATGCGCCCATCGAGTATTACGCGCTTCCCGATTGGAGCCGAGCGCGACGACATCGGTGCGCCGTTCCGGCCCGCCGCGCCCATTCACGGACACGTCGAGCGGAAAGCGCGTCTCGTGAAAATCTGTCATCCCGCGATCCCCTCACAAATTGCGCCGGCCACGCGCGACGGCGCGCGCCAACGCCGCCGAAATCTGCCCTTCCGAACGGCGGAAGCTTTCGACATCCTGCGCGGCGATATTGACCGTGACCGCGCCCCGATCGCTCGCGCCCTGCATCGCGACGCCGAGACGTCCGTCCGGCCCGCGCGCGAGCGGCATGATCGCCTCAGCGCCACGCTCGCCCATCAAGCCGAGAGCGCCATTCGCGCCGAAGAAGGTCGGGCTCGCGACGACGCCGCCATCGGCGAAAGGCGCGACCAACACGCCGCCGCCGCCGCCGAGCGCGCCGGAAATGAGCGCGCTCAATCCGCTCGTGACGCCTTGCGTCAACGCCTGCGCGCCCGCGCTGACGCCGAGCTTGGCGATCGAGCGCGCGATCGAGGCGAGCGTCGAGTCGAAGCTCTTCCCGTTCGCCGCCGCGCCGGCGAGGCCGCTGGACAAAGTCTTCGTCGCCGAGCCGGCGATGACATTGATGTCCTGAAGCAGCGATTTCGTCGTCTTCAAATCGAGCGCCTGAAACGGTAGATCGAGCGACGATTGGGAAGCGCTGTCATTGCTCGTGGAATCGGTCACTTTTCGTCTCCATCCGGAAATGCCCGCATCAATGCGGCGAGCGTTGCTCGCGAAGGCGCGCCCGCCGCGCGGCCATAGACGCCCTCCGCCGCACTGGCCAATTCACGCGGCGTCATCGACCAGAAATCACGCGGCGAAAGGCGCAGAACCCCGAGGCCGAACGCCATCGCACGCGCCCAGGGGAAGGGCGCCGGCCTCATCCGCTCGCATTCCGCGACGGCGGAGGGTTTGCGCTTTCACCCTCGCCGAATGTCGCCATCAGAAGCTCCGCGGCGATTTTCACATAATCGCCGAGTCCGCCCGCGACCGTCATGCGCGCGACCACTTCGTCGCTCACCTCATGTCCGCCGCCGCGCAATCCGCACCCTAGGATGCGGATCAGATCGCGCGCCGACAGCCGACGCCCTTCGAAGCGTTCCGCGAGCGCGACGAGATCGTTCGCGCCGAGTCCGCTCTCCAGCTCCGCAAGCGCGCCGAGCGTGAGACAGAGGCGATAGCTCTCGCCATCGAGCCGCGCCACCACCTCTCCACGCTTCCCATTGGCCATGGCGAAATCCTCACGCTGGAGTGAAGGCGATCGCGCTGGCCGATTCAAGCGCGATGTCGAAAGTCATCTCGGCGTTGTGCTCGCCACGATAATCGAGGCTCGTGATCTGGAACGACCCAGCAACGACGCCGAAATCCGGAACGACGATCCGCCAATCGCGCAGCGAGCCATCGAAAAACAGCTGGCGAATGAGGCCGTCCGATGCTTGATCCTTGAAGATGCCGGTTCCGGCGAGGCTCGCGCGCTTCACGCCAGCCCCGTCCAGCAATTCGCGCCACCGTCCGGCCGATTCCGCATCGGTCACATCCACGGTTTCGGCATTGAACGAGAGGCGCCGCGTGCGCAGCCCCGCGACGGAGACGAAAACGCCGCTTCCGTCGTCGAGCTTCAGCAATAGATCTTTTCCCTTTTGTGCGGACATGCGAAGGCTCCCGAAGGAAGAGTGACTGCGTCAGAGGGCTTCTGTGGTGGCGCGAAAGCGCAGATCGACGCGCGCGAAGCGTCCATTCTGCTCGCGGCGCGTATCGCTGCCCTGGTGACGCAGGTCGACGAGATGATGCCCAACGAGAACGAGCGACGCTTCGTCGAGCAGAGCGACGATCATTTCCCCGATGGCGAGCGCCTCCGTCAGACCGCGCTGGAGCGAGACGACCGAAAGCGTGACGAGCTGCTCGGCGCCATGACTGTCCGTGGCGGACCAGTCGCGCAATCTCGCTTCGGCGAACAGCACATAGGGAGCCTCTGGGCCACGCGGCGCCTCGTCATAGATTTTCGCGCCGCCTAGCGCCGAGACGAGGCCCGCATCCGCCGCGAGACGCGCGCGCATCGCTTTGCGCAGAGCAATGATCGGCGACAGAGTCATTTGCGCCTCCTCATGCGATCTCCTCGCAACGACAAGCCAGGAAGCGCCGCTGTCCGTCCGGATCATAGGCCGTTTCGATGCGCAGCCTTCGCGCGCCGAGAACGAGCCGCATCTCGCTGGTCACATCCGCGCGCCACCGGAATTGCGCCAGCCATTCGAGCGCTTGCTCCTGCCTTCCTTCGACGAAGCGCGCTTCGCCGGAGACAGGCGTGAGCTTCACCCAGAGATTGCAAAGGGTCGCATAGCTCCGCGTCATCGCGCCGCTGTCGTCCGCCGTATCCACCGGCGCCTCCAGGCTCATGCGCAAACGCATCTCGCCGATTTTCGGCGCGCTCACGTCAGGCGCTCGCGCCGAAACGGCTTGGCCAGCGCGACAATGAGCGTCGGCAACGGCGCAGCGCTTTCGCCGGCATCGCCGCGATTCTCGTGCCAATGCGCGACGAGTGCGAGAATAGCGCGCCGAAGCGGCTCCGGCGTATCCGCGGCGGCGTCGCCATAGCCCGCGACAATGTCGATCTCGATCGCGTCGCAAGCCCGGCCGGACGCGGGGGGCGGCTCGAGAAAGACGATGCGCCCCGCGTCACGCGCCGGCGCCGCACGATAGGAGGCGTCCGAGAGCGTCTGGGCGACATCGGCGGAATCGTAGACGCGGACCGCCGACACGCTGCGAAGCGGCGCGAAGGGAATGGCGAGAGTCCTGCGCCGCACCGTCTGCGCGGGCCAGGCGTCGAGCCTCATCCGCCAGCTCTGGGTCACGAAGAATCGCCGCGTATAGGCTTCGAGCGTGAGCCGTGCGGAGACGATCAGCGCCGACAGCAGCTGATCCTCTTCGTTCGAATCGAGCCGCAGCCACGCCTTGGCGTCATCGAGCGACACAGGCTCCGTCGCCGGCCCCGAGAGAAGATCCGGAATCATAGGTTCGCCCATTGCACGAGAGGGGAGAGCGACGAGCGCGTCGCAACAGCGCTCGTCGCATGAGGATCGACTTGTCCAGCGTCACGCGGCGCCGAATTTCAACAGCTTCAGCGCCTCGAAATCCTGCACGCCGCCGCCGACTCGCTTCGTCGTGTAGAAGAGGACGTAGGGCTTAGCCGAGTAAGGATCGCGCAGCACGCGCACGCCGAGCCGATCGACCACGAGATAGCCGCGCGAAAAATCGCCGAATGCGACGGAGAAGCTGTCGGCGCCGATGTTCGGCATGTCCTCCGCCTCCACCACGGGAAAGTTGAGCAGCGAGGCAGGCTGATCGAGACTCGCCGGCGGCGCCCAGAGATAGTCGCCGGTCGTCGTCTTGAATTTGCGGATCGTCGATTGCGTTTGGCGATTGAGGACGAATGTGCCGTTCTGGCGATAGCCGGCGCGCAGCGCATAGACGAGATTGAACAGCGCGTCGGAGGGATTGCTGGCCGCGAAGCCGCCGGAAACGCCGGTCGCGACATAGCCGATGCTGCCCCAGCTCCAGCTGGCGTCCGCGACGGCGCTATAGGCGAGGAACCCCTTGGGCTTGTCGGTCCCATTGCCATTGACGAAGGCGGCGCCTTCCTGCTCTGCGAAGACGGTCTGCACCTCCTCCGCGATCCATCGCTCCACATCGATCGCGGAATCGTCGAGCAGCGTCTGCGTCGCGGCCGGCATGGCGTAGAGCTCCATCGCCGGAAAGGTGAGATCGACGATCTGCTGGCTGCTCGTCTGCGGACGCGGATCGGCCTCCGCCACCCATCCGGCCGCCGGGCCCTGCGTGGAATAGGCCTTGCGCAATGAATGGGTGGAAATCTCGCGCACGCTGGCGATGGCGCGAATGGGCGAGATGCGCGCGAGACGGCGCAATATCTCCCGCTCCGCCGGCGTCGGCACGAGATAGCCGCCATCGGGACCAGAGCCCGCCGAAAGCGCCTTCGATTCGAGCGCTTTCAGCCCGACCGCTTCGCCGCTGCGCATATAGAGCGCGAAAGCCGATTTGTGCTCGCGCGCAGGCGCATCGTCCGTCGGCGTGGACGCGAGGCGCGGGCGCGCGACGTCGAGCGCGACGCGATCGATGCGGCGCTTCGTCTCGTCGATGGAGCGATCGATTCGCTGCAGCTTCTCCTCGGTGAGCGCATCGACGCCCATTCGCGTCTCGATCTGCGCGATCCGCTCCTCATTCGTATCCTTGAAAGCCGCGAAGGCGCGATGGAGATCGGCGAGCGCCTCCTCGCCGGAGAGCGTCTTGGTTTCGAGAGACGACATTGGCGAAAGCCTCTTTCTTGCTGGCGTCAAGGCGCACGACGGCGCCGCGCGGAATGCGCGGACGTTCGGGCGCCGGGTGGAAGGGGGAAGCTAACGGAGCGCGCGCGCCGCTCTCCCGTCGGCTCGCCGGCCGGCGCGCGGGACTAATCCGAGATGTAGCGCCGATCGAGCGCCACCGACGCCATTCGCAGCTTCGTCTCGAAGCTTTGCGCGGCGCTCTGCATGCGCAGCCGTGCGAGCTTTTGGCCGAACGCGGTGGCGGCATGGCGCGCGGCGGCGGAGGGAAGCGGCGGCGGCGCCACGATGCGCGCCTGCGGCAACGCGGGAAAGGTGACGATCGATATCTCGATGAGATCGAGCGCGAGCAATCGCCGCGCGCCGGTCTTCGGATCGCTCGCCGCGCGCAGCGTGCGAAAGCCGATCGACAATCCATCCAGCGCGCCGGCGCCGATCAGCGACAACGCCTCACGCGCCCGCGCGACCGAGAGATCGAGCCGCCCACGCACTTTCAGTCCGCGCGCATCCTCGGCGATCTCGGCCCAGACGCCGATCGGCTCGTCGCCGCGATGCTGCCACAGCATTTTGACGCCCGCCGCCCCGCTCCTCCGCAAGCTCGCGGAGAAGGCGCCGCGCTCGACGATATCGCCGCATGTATCGCGCACGCCGAAGAGGCTGGCGTAGCCCTCGAATGTCCCATCGGCGCCGATCGCCGCGAGAAGCGGCGCGCGCTTCGTCTCGAGTCTTCGGCCCTCGATAGGAATGTCGCTATTCAGAGCCTGCGCCATCAT